TCTAAAACAAAGCCAAGCTATGACATAGACACATGGAAGATTGACTGGTCACAGGTCAAAATCAATGGCCTCAAATCCAGAGATGCCAACGGCGACAATCATTTCATGTCACTAGCACATGACTATGTGTTTACTAATGCACAAGCAAAACAACATGAGACAATTAAAAAGGAATTGCGTTCTTTGGTTGGAGATGACGAGCGTGAGGTGTTCTGTGATCTGCTTACAATCAAGCGCGATAAACGCGGCGCATGCCGCATCACAGTCAACAACGAGGTACAATCATGACACAGAAAACAAAAGACAATACCACTGAAGCTATCCAAAACTTTGATGATGCAATGCTTGCATTTCAAAAGCTGCAAGTATCTGCCGTTAAGACAGGCAAAAACCCGCACTTCAAATCTAATTATGCAACGCTTGAAGAAGTAATCAAGGCTGCATCACAAGCTAATCAGTTCGGGCTGTACTTTACGCAGCCGCTAGATCTTATTGTGCTTGGAGATCAGATTATCCAAGTGGTGCAAACTACCATCATTCATGCGCCGACAAGAGAAAAGCGGGTTAGCCCCTGCCCTGTGCGTAGTAAAGATCCATCTGACCCACAGAAGATGGGCAGCGGTATCACATATGCCAAACGTTACGGCTTGCAGTCTGCCTTTGGCTTGCCATCGGAAGATGATGATGGCAATAAAGCATCACAAGGTAATAATAAAGAAGTAAAGTTTGTTAAGCCTACAATTGCAAAGGAGGCATTTTAGTGGATTACGATAACACCAACAGGGGGGCTGTGTTCCCCCCAATGGAGCAACAAAAGCTGTTACTTACTGGCAGCATTGATTTCGATGGCAATGGCAAAAAGTCACTTGCTCTAGTTACAGACAAAGACAAGCAAGGCCGCGATGTATTCGTGGTCTATCAGCGTGTCGGTGTGCTGTACATGAATGAAGATGCTACTGAAGATAACAAGCAGCCAGCATACTCCGGTCCTATGGATGGCGACATGCGGCTAGCTGCATGGCGTGCCGAATCAAAAGATGGCAACAAGTTCCTATCACTTAAACGTGAACCCAAAGGACAAGGGCAACATAGCCAAGCAAAGCAGACCGATGCACCAGTCGAACAGGCCAAGCCAATATATGACGATGTGCCATTCTAAACGCAGTAATAGGGGTGGTTAGCTCCACCCCTATGCAAAAACCCACATTAAATCGCTCTAGGATGCGTCAGGACAGGCTCTAAGACATGTCCGTGTATGATCCTACCCCTTAAATGGAGGCAATAATGGCAGTGCCTACAATGCATGAGATAAAACAAGCATTAAGATTGGTAAGCGACAACCCATCTTATAGAAATAAAATAAGTCGTGATGTTGCAAAGGAAAGAGGATTAAAAAGATTCTTTACTGGAAGCGAATGTGTTAATGGGCATATCGCAGATAGATTAGTTTCAAATGGTAACTGTGTAGATTGTTATTATGCAAACAAAAGAGCGTACTAATGGATAGAAAAGAATGTCTTGAAGCTGCTCAAGAAATAACATTAGACAGAGAAGAATCTTATGGTACGCCAGAAGAAAACTTTACATTGATTGCTGATCTATGGTCACAGTATTTGCGTAAGCGTGTAGCAGCAAGAGATGTCGGTATGATGATGGTTTTACTTAAAGTAGCTAGATTAACACACGGCAAGCATGATGACAGCCTTATAGATATAGCTGGCTATGCTGCAATTACATCAGAAGTAGAAGATTAAACACTCCTCATCCTAGTAATCAAACGACCAGAACGATTAGGAAGTTGCCTAGCCCACTTACTATCTAACATAGCATCGGCTGCTGCCGACCACTGTTCTGCATCTATAGCTGCCTTCATATCCTTAAACTTAGATAGTGTTGGCAAGCCAAGATTAAACAACATATTACATATGATTAGTTTAACATCTTCTGGCAAGCTATCGAACTGTGGATACAGCTTCTTAGATTCTGCAATGACTGTTCCAACGTCTTTATCAAAGCACTCTGTAACTCTATCTGATGAGACAGTCGTGCCGACTGGCTGGTCATACTCTGGGTCATCTGGTAACACCAAGTGGCCAATGCCAAAAGTAAGCCGATCTTCACTACACTTATAGGTGACATATTTGCACCCCTCATCTAGTTCTAACTCTAATCTTAGCTGTTCGATGTTCATCTCTTAATACCCTTCAAACCTCTTAACCCAAATGATGCAGCAATACTGGCATAAACTGCGTACTGAAACCAGTCAGGTGTACCATCCAAAGCCGCAAAGCCACGCTCAACATAAGGCTGAGTAACAGGAATAAAACACATAGCAATAATAACAATAAACAATATTGTCCAAGCTTCATCCTTCCAGCTATTGTCGCTGGACTTAGCCATAATCTTTTCCCAACCAGCCTCATGAGTAGCAGCCACCTTCATTACTTCTGCTTCTGCCTCTGCTTTAGCTTGAGCAACCTTACCTTTGGCTTTGGTTTGCTCGACCTTAGATTCCATCCAGCTACCAGCTAGTGATGCAATCGGGCCAATCAATGCTTGTATCATCTTGTCAACATACCTCCGGGCAATTTTCTACATTTGTAACTGACAGGCTTATGTGATTTCATATAACGATTAATATCACTAGCCATCTCTAACGCTCTGGACTTACATCTGGCCTCAGTTTCAAACCATTGCTGTCCTTCTAAAACTACACATTGATCCATGTTTGCTATAAAGCAAGCTGTCACCAAGGCTTGCCACATTACTCAGCCTCAAGCATTAGTTTTATTCTAGCTATTTCAATCTCTAATTTTTGCATCTTTTTAACTGTATCTTGTACAGATTTAGGCGGCTCAAACTGATCTATCCAATTGTCGTTCTCTTCTACCTCGTGCATGGTCAACTCAAGATTGTATTCTAAAAAAGCAATTCGCTCTACCAATCCAAAATAAACCCAAACTGATACACCAGTAAAAGCAATCATGCTAATAAGATTGCGTAAAGGAATTGTAATTTCACTAGCCTCATTTAATCTTGTAGCTGCGTTCTTCATTTGGTTTCACCCTTATGTTCATGCCCCATCCAGATGCCAAACACACCTGTCATCACACCCATAACTACAGAAACAAATGCTGACTGGCTTGCAGTTGGCGCATCTAATTCCATGAACCATTCAGCACAACGCCATGACATAACTGTAGACGCAAGCATCATACATCTTGGCAAAACTTTCCATTTAAGAAACTGCTCAACACTAATCATATTACAAACGCCTTTGCTACACTGACCATCAGGAAAACAAACAAGCCTACTGCTATAAGAATGATGGCTCCAACAAGCACAGCTTGCTTCATCATCTCTTCAAACTCTCTATCCTTTTGTATCTTCTTGCGTCTGGCTACAGCCTCTGCTTCTTTGGCCTCTTGGATACGCTTGGCTCTCTCAGCTATAATGCCAGCCCAAGTGCCATGACCAAAGCGCATATCAACCATAGTCGCTACTTCTTGTAGCTGTTCGGCAGCCAGCCTAGCATCAATCATTTCCTTAGCTACAGTATCAACACCAAACTGGTCGCCTAAACCAGTGCCAGACTTCTTGGCTCTAGCTTGCTGCACTTGTTTCTCACCAGCAAACAGATCATCTATCTGGCTAGCTATCTGCCCTATGTCTTGAGCAGTGCTAATATTATCTTTAATAAATTTTACGGATTGCTGGACTAACGCAATACCAGTTAGCACTTCAGCAACTACCATGTCAGCCTCGCATTACAACGCTCAAAAGCAACAAGATCGTAGCCCCCGCAGTGCCGATCATAATGTGTTCAATGCGTTTAATACGGAGAATGGTCTCTTTAAACCGTTCAGCGCACACTGCCTCATGTGTATCAACCTGAGATTTTACAGATAAAACAGTTGGCTTTGCCATTAGATTGCATCAGGCCAGTCAGCTATAGGCGCATTGCCTGTTGGCTCACCATCACTATTAACAGGCGTATCGTACAACGCCATAAACGCAGCAAGGTCAGCAGCATTGGTAATAGCTGTGCCAATGCTATTGCTAGCAGTGCGAACAGCAGCCCTATAAGTTGTAACGGTTGACGGCACAGAATAAGACTCAACCTCTGTTGCTTTGATAACTTGCCAGTCATGAGGCGCAAGCAGTCCAGCCGCTTGTGTCTTGGCTAAAGCTATGGCTATAGACTTGAGGCCAAGCGTAACAATCTGGTTGCCATCTGCATCGTTGACTGCCTTACCATCCTCGTCAACTTGGTTAATATCTGTGAGTGAGCGAGGGATTAACGTGCCGTCAGCCTGTCTACCAAAATAAAACCTGTTATCAAAGGGGGCTTCACTAGCTGGCGCATCTTCCCAAGAAACACCCCAACTTGTTTTGTCATCATCAGACCAAGCAGACGCCCAGTTGTACGGATGCTTAAACCCATTGTCATCAATCCAAGCCTTACCAGTCCTTAAAATTTTCCCGCTATACTTCCACGGCATTAGTTTCTCCTATCGTGCATTAGCAAATTTAAATGGAATATCGGCAAAACATAAATAAAAATATTTAACGTTTGAAGTATTTGTTGGGGTATGTACCTTTCTCCATTTAAATCCATTGGAAACGAAGTCTAATCCATAATACGATGTGCTTGTAGTTTCACTATTAGATAAAGACGGAAATATATAATGGTTTGTTTCGTTATGCGGGTCACGCTTATTGTCAAATTGTATCCATTGCGTCCCACTTGTTGTTCTTTTGACAATTAAAAAAGCTGGCCTGAACCCTGTAAAAACAAACGTGCCATCGCTGCTGCCATTCCCTGTGTAGGTGCCGACCCTTGAGTAGCCTTCAACGCTATGAAAATTATACATAATAAAATCATCGCCAGATTCATTAGTATTTTTTACGTTGTTTCCTGTT